ATGACACTCGTATATTCGACAGACGTCGGCCGAATTAAGCAGGAACCAGAGAAAGCAGAACGTCCTAAAGGTGATGGTATTGTCCGTATTCACAAAGAAACGAAAGGACGTAAAGGTAAAGGTGTCTGCATCATCAAAGGACTAGACCTGGATGACGCGCCGCTTAAGCTGCTTGCCGCCGAACTCAAGAAAGTCTGCGGTTGTGGTGGTTCGGTTAAAGATGGTGAAATCGAAATCCAAGGCGACATGCGAGACAAAATTAAAGCGATGCTTGAGAAGAAAGGCTTTAAAGTCAAACTAGCCGGCGGCTAATAACCAGGTTGATATCGTTAGATAGCAAAGTAGTTATTAGCTATTTTATGGTAAATACAGTTATGTTGAATAGCTTCGCTAGATAACCAAGCAAATACTGCACAGCAGAGAAGAGCACCCAAAAACGTGCTCTTCTTATTAGCAAATATAATTTAACATAACGTACATAATGCGCACTGAAGTAGTAGCTCTTTAAGCTGTACCGCGTACAACATTAGTCCGCCCAAAGCCATTGATAATCCTTGTAATCCTAGCCCGTTATACTTTTTTGCAATGCGTTCCCAGTACGCTTTTATGGTTGGATTATCATTGCGGTCAGCGTGGCAACCAAGCAACGCGACCTCTGGGTCAATTCCTGAATTCTCCGCCAGAAAAACTGCTTCTGTATCAGAGATATAGCGCGTGCCTTTGCGCATTTCACAGATTCTAGACGGATTAACATTCAAATCGTGTGCTATTTGCTTGTCTTGTACGTAGTTTTGCGCCTGTTTATAGGCGTCTAACAGTTTACTTTGATACATAGCAAAGCCTCCTTTTTTCTAATTCTAACCCAAGAATTGCGTTTTTCCGCATCTGGCAATTGCGGAAATCTGCAATTATGATTGCGGCAAATCGCAATTGAACCTCGTTGGACTGAAAAATGTGCTCGAAGAAATCGCCTGTTTACTACTGGAATGACGAAGACGGCTTTTACTGCTCGGTTGACGGACAACCGGAGTATTTCCGTACTCGCTCTGAACTGTACGCCTACGCTTGCGACACTGAACGCGATCTCATCGAAGTCACCGACGAAAACGAATCCGAACTGCGCGCCGCTGGTGCCTTTGTCAATCAGGGAGATTTCTGATGTCTCGCACGCTGATTGACTACGTTTCTTTCTCTGGCTCGCCGCTTATCCTTGAGCGCTGCAAAGACATGGCCAAACAACGTTTCCTGATTGGCCGCTCGCCTTATCAGTTCCAGTCTTACAATGACGTGGCCGTTGCTGGCCGCGAACGCGACCAAATCAACCACTTTGCGGAAAACCTCGCGCAGGTTCTTGGCTGTGTGGAATCTGAAAACTACGCCAACAAAGATTTGTACTTTGAAGCGCTGGCCGACCAGCTCCAAGATGCGGACTTACACATCGCTCAGGACAAATCGTTTAACGACTGTTACCAAGAGCTTATCGCCAACCTTGGGATTGATATGCTCGATGTGCTTTGCCATGGCGAAGTCGAATCATTCCTTGAGCTGCTGCAACATGAACTCAGCTATGACGGCAACATCTGGACAACTGAACGCCGTGGTGGCTTCTCCGGTTATCGCTATTCTGCAAAGTTACTGTGTAACGGAATTCAGGCTGGCATGGTCGCTTGGGGTGCGTCGAACTTCGGTTACTACGTGTCGTTTTCCGGTAAAGGCTGCGAGGCCGTCAACTTCGAAAAACTGCATTACGCCTTAAAGCAAATGGTCGGTACCAAGCTGACCCGTGTTGACCTTGCGCTTGATGATTTGCAAGGCAATGTCTCGATTGACTCCATGATTGAACGCTATCAGGACGGTGAATTCATCACTCGCGGAACGCCGCCCGGCTGGGGTCTGTTTATGGGTGGCTCTGGCGCTTCCTCCGATGACCGCCGCAAATGTGGCCTTGTACCTGACCATGGCCGCACGTTCTACGTCGGTGCTCGTGAGAATGGCAAAGTGTTCCGTGCTTACCACAAAGGCGCACAACTCAAGTCCGAAGAATACCCCGATTGGAACCGTTTTGAGGTGCAAATCGGCAACCGTTACCGAGTCATTCCGCTCGATATTCTGGTCAATCCTGACCCCTATTTTGTTGGCGCGTACCCTGCTCTCACCTCGCTTTTGAGCGACGTTGAGCCTGTTCGCATCCCAACCGTCAAGCTCGTTTTTAACATCTCATTAGATAACGCGGTGAAACATGCGAAGACTCAATACGGCAAGCTTATCAATGCGATGCGTCAAATCTTTGAAGACGATTCAAGAGTCCTTGAAGCGCTCACAAGAGGCTTCGAGCCAACCGATATCCCCGACCGAATCAACTATCCAGTCGGTCGGGCTTTCCATCAGCAAAAAACTGGAGAACTCCAACATGTCTAAAATCAGCGCTTTCGTTATCGGCTGTGAACACAGCAAAGGTCTGTCCAAAGGCTCTAACCGTCCTTACGACTATGCCGTCGTGAACTACCTCGGTAAGAACGATGGCTGGACACAATCCGCTCAAGGCCAATGCACTCGCGTCGGCATGGAGCAAAAGAAAATCACCATGTGCAACACCAATCCGTCACTGCTGGCCGAGTTCCAGAAACTCGAAGGTCAGTTTCCGATGGAATGCGATTTGATTTTGGACATCGACCCGAACAACCCACAAAAGAACTGGGTGGTCGATATCAAGCCGCTGACGAAGTAAGGCGGCGCTATGAGTCAATGCGTAATCGTCTCAAATGGGTATGTGGTGCCGTCGTCGGCGTCCTGCGATTACGCCCTGTTAACCTCTGCGGAACTTCAACAATTACAAACCAGTTCCGCCGATGCGTTAAGTATTGACCCTAACTTGTACACCACCGTGAGCGGCTATCTGTTGCTGTCACTGGTTGGCGGTCATGTTCTGGGTCGTATCGTTAAAGGCCTCGGCCGAGGCTAATTTTTGTATGTCACTAACAACGGAGTAACACCCCATGAAATACATGAACCTTCTGAAACAACACTCTTCAAAAATCGCGGCGGGTACTGGTGCGCTGGTGCTGTCTGGTGCAGCTCGTGCTGACGTTGCCGAATCTATCACGACGGCAGTCTCAACAGGCCAAGCCAACTACACGCTGGTTGTGGTCGGTCTGATTGGTCTGGCGGCTATCGGTTTTGGTCTTCGTGCCATCATCGGCGCGATGCGTTAAGCCATGGTCGAGCTGGTATCTAACGTCGTCACCATCTTTCTGGCCTTGGCTAATGGTGGGGCGTTCATTTACGGCTTCTACACTGGAATCAACGCCTCCTAACGGGGGCGTTTTACTTCTTGGGGTGGCTTATGCGAACTGCAATCAATACCTGTCTGACTCTCCTACTTTTACTGACTGCATTTTTGTCAGTTCCATCATTCGCCAGCGGTGAAGAAACGACTTGTCGAATCGGTGATAGTCGTTACTTTTGGTGGAAGCAATCATTGGGTGAGTTCCCTGTGCTTTGCTCTAGCAATGATGGCTGTCGTTATCGGTTTACATTCACTTCTTGTAATGATGAAACGGGTTTGTGTGATGGAAATGGACTCAGTGACGGTACCCTTTGTCAGTCTGGCGACCCTGCTCCAACGTGCGACGCTCAAGATAACTCCGCTGGCTGCGAGCCTGACGATGGTGGTGATGAGACACCTGACCCTGATTGGGAAGCTCCAATCACATATGATGGTTGGGTTTGTTATACAACGGCTGAAGGCGATTATCGTTGTCAGGGCGGCGTCTCGATGCTCGATTATCGCGAGCAATTTACCAAACTTTACGACCAGAACAGTTACAACCTTTATCGCATTCTCGATAACAGCAGCGATATTGCAAAGCTGAGTTCTAATGTAAGCAACGTTCAGACTTCTGTTGAGTCTGTTTACGGTACCGCAAATGAGACTTTGGTTGAAACTCGTGAAATCACCAAGAAGGTTGATGCACTTAAAGACGAACTGACGAACCTTGACGTTGACCTATCTGACCTCGACCCTAAGTTTGCTGAACTTCAAAGCAGCCTTTCCGGTTTGAACGGTATGTCAAATTACTACTTCAACGCAATCATGGGTTATGTCGCAGGGATACCGGGCTATTACAGCAGTTTGGATACTAATTTGGCGGCTGCTCGCAATGATGTTTACAGCGTGAAAACTGAGATGCAAAACCAGTTTGCAACTCAAAATGCTGCTTTAACGGCTAATCAGCAAGCCCTTGGCGATTCACTAGCCACGCTTTCTGGCGAGGTTTCTGGCCTCGCTGACGGTCTTGAAGCCCTCTCTTCTCAAATCAGCGCGGGGTCAGGTACTGGCTCTGATGAAGTCGACCTGTCCGGTATTGAGTCCAGACTCAAAGGCATTCAGGACACACTCAACGGTGTCGGCCTATCCGGTCGTGCTTTCGAGGGGCAAGTCGATTTTGAAGGCAACGGCCTTTACGGTTCGGACGCGATAGAAAAACTCGAAGGTGAAATCGAACAGCTTCAGGAGCAATACCAAGAGCAGATGGGACAATTCAAATCCCTGTTCACGTTCGACGAATCCCAGCTTAACGCTGGTGAGTACGTCAAACACGAATGGACATTCACCTTTGCCAATGGCCGCACCAACTCATTCAGCTCTGGCGTGTTCCCTGCACTGCTCCAGAACGCCAACTTCATCGCCGCCGTGCTGCTGTTCCTCGCGGTGCTGCTTGGCATCAAAGCCCTGACGGATTAGGAGGACGTATGCAATTCTTAGTTGATCTAATGAGTTCACTCGGCGACTTCGGCCAGACCATCGTCGACTTTCTGGACTTCGTCCCGACCTACTTTCAGCAGCTCGTTGCCTACATCAACGTGTGGTACATCAAACTCAAACTCGTGGGGCTGATTTGGACAATGCAGGTCTACTACGCCACGGCCAAGATACTGCTTGAAGAAATCGGATTCACTCAGGCGATTGCTTCGGCCTTTAACGCGCTGCCGGATGAACTGCGTTACTACGCGCACGCCTTTGGCCTGCCTCGTGCTATCAGTGTCTATTTCAATTTCGTCGCCACGGGTTTCGTTATGAAGATGTTGAGGTAACGGCCATGGCTATCACGATTCGCACCGGTGCTAACGGTGCCTACAAATCTTCCTATGTGTGTCACTTCGTTATTCTGGAAGCGCTCAAAGCGGGTCGCGTGGTTGTGACCAATATTGAAGGGATGCAACCGCTGGAAGAAATCGAACGCCGCCTCGATATTCAGTTCCCGACGACGGCCAAGCTCATTCGCATTTTCAGTCGTGACCACAATGGAAAAGATCTCTGGCAACACTTCTTTTGCTGGTGCCCACTGGGGGCGCTCATCGTCATCGATGAGTGCCAGGATATCTTCTCCAAGAACATCGGCTTTCGTATGGAAAAAGCCATTGCCCGACCCTTGTCGGATTTCTTGCCTCATCTGCCGTCTGACTATGAGCAGTTCTTTTACTCACGATATGTCCCTGTCGATATGTCCAAGCTCGATGCCTCTGAGGTCGATGACCGTGGACAGGCTGAGTATGACGACCAAGGGCGCATTATCTACCCGTTCTCTTTCAACGAAGGCTTCATGCGTCACCGCAAATACAACTGGGATATCGAACTGTTATCACCGGACTGGGGACAAATTGACACGGCCATTCGTGCGTGTGCTGAACAGTGCTTTTTTCACAAAGGCAATGACGGCATGTTCTGGGCGAAGCGTAAACCGCTTATCTACAAACACGCCAAGAACACAACGACGCCTGTTATCCCTAAAGGCAAAGACCCCAACGTCATGTCGGTAAAAATCCCGCTTGATTCGTTCCTGCTTTACAAGTCCACGGCCACCGGAAAAGCGCAACAATTCGGTGCGGTGAACGTCCTTTATAAAAACCCGAAGTTTCTCGCGGCCTTCGCTGCGGGTGTCGGATGCATAGGATACTTTCTTTATGGTCTATCCGGTCTGGTTCTTGGTACTTCTGAGGAAGTACCGAACGCGCCCACGGCGCACACTCAATCTCAGGTTTCTGAATCGGCCAAAGGCACTGGTCAAAAAGGTGCTGAAGGTGCTGGCGTTCTACCTGCTCGTAGGACTGGCAATCCGTCTGACGGCAGTGCCCTTGATTCAGTTTCTCTTGCATCAAACAGGCTTGAGCTGATGCGGCAAATGCTCGGCCTGTATGAGATTCAGAGTCTCTATTACACGGGACATACCACGCAATCGACGAGCAAAGGCTTTAAGTTCATGGTCACGCTGGAAGCGAAAACACCGGACGGTGTGTATCGGTTTGACGACACGTTTCTCAAGGCCAATCACATCCGGTATGTGCATTACGATGACTGCTTACTCAAGTTGACCAAAGAGGCCGTTGACCTGAATGTGTTTTGTAAGCCACGGGCTGGCGAGCAACCCACACCCGAACAACCCCAAATCAAACTCAACTCAGTTTTCTAACGCTCTGCGCGCGCAGCTGGCGCACGACGACGAGAACTGAGGAGGAGGAGCACAGCAAGCTAACCCAAAGGATCACCTTATGGCTACTATCACTTTTACTGACGCACAATTTAATGCACTGCTCGACGCCCTATTCTGGACTTGCCTGATTATCGGCCTTGTTCCTCCAGTGGTGTCGAGGTTGGTTTTCCCCTCACTGGTGTACTTGGCCAGAGTGCTGCGTGTCGGCCTCCATCGGTCGGGAAAAAACAAAGCGTGACCCACGAAGCGGTATGTTAAAAAATGACATACCGTTTTTCTTTGTCACAGCGATTCGCGGTCGACGAGTCACGCCTCAAACCTTATAATGTGACTGTCCGGAAGCGCAAAACCGTGACTGACCAGGCGAGCATAACTGTGACCTAATCAGGAGGAAAACGAGTGACTAAAGACAAATTGATCCTTTCACTATTCCCGGGCATCGACCTCTTTTCCAAGCCATTTGAAGAGCGCGGATTCTGCGTTGTTCGTGGCCCCGATTTAATTCTTGGTCAGGACATCCGACACTTTCATGTGCCTAGTGGTGTGTTTGCCGGAGTCATTGGCGGCTCTCCGTGTCAGGAGTTCTCCTCTTTAAACCGCAATGAGCCGACAGGCTATGGGTTAGACATGCTTGAGCAATACAGGCGCATTGTCATGGAGGCGCAGCCGTCTTGGTGGTTGCTTGAGAATGTGGCGCGAGTGCCGGATTTAACGATTGATGGTTATGGCTGGCAACGCTTTCCCCTCAATCTTGCTTGGTATACAGACTGTAGTCGTCTGCGTCACTTTCAGTTTGGTACTCAGGACGGAAGAAAACTCAGCCCACCGATACATATCACGGATGAAGTCTCCAACGGCGCCGCAACCGCATCGGATGACCGCTCATTTGCTCAGTTAAAACACCTTCAAGGCTTGCCCCAAGATTTTGACTTACCCTCATTCACTGTCGAGGGAAAAAAGAAAGCGGTGGGAAATGGTGTGCCCTTGGCACTTGGCCGAGTGTTGGCGGAACTGATAGACAGAGACATTTATGGTGTGACAGACCAGGCTGCAATCTCTGTGACTCGTCCAGGAGAGAAAAACGTGACTAACCGGCTTTCGTTAAGTGTGACTGCACCGGCCAAGAAAGATGAGACATGTTCCTGCGGTTGTGGTGCCACTCTCATTGGTCGTCAGTTGTATGCTTCTCCGGCCTGTCGCAAGCGAGCGTCGAGAAAGCGAACGCTGAGCCAAGTCACTCCCTAAGCAACGCTTAGGGGCAAAGCTGTAACGGTCGTTCCTGCTCCCACATAACCTACGCTACTGCACACCAAACACAGCAACGTCATTCGCGGCTGCCCGCGCCCAACGTCCAGCGCCAATAAGTGCCACGTTATTCGACAACTCCCCCGACTTAAAAAACAGAGCTTCGCCCTGCCAAGCCATACGTCACTAGCCGCGCACTGGGTAGTTGCGTGTGTCATTGGATTTTCTGCGTAGGCTCTGCGAGTGTCGAGCGAGCCTTGGGGAGCACCCCGTATAGTAATACGGGGTGAAAGTATTCACTCCATCACTGAACATTAATCGATTTGATGCATAATGATTGCACAGGTGCATAAGGAGTTTTCAATAGTGCGGTGGTTATTGGTTATTTTTGTTTTGTTTCCATGGGTGACTCACGCGAATGCACCAACTGTAGAAGAACAAAAAACAAACTGTTGAAAGGGTTTATTCTCAGATGGAATTTCGTTATATCAAAATAACTTTTCACGAAAACGCAATGTGTAGCGACTACGATGATTGTGTCAAAATAAGACTAAGAGCAAATACAGGCTCTCTCATTCACTGCTAGACTATGAGTAACGATGAATGTAGAATCCAGCGTTTTGCTGGGTATGGGATAGAGAAGGAATCTATGTCAAGAGACAAGAATCAGACAGGTGCTTTCGAGTTTTATAAAAATGAATCAATAGATAGGTTGATGAACGAAAAATTACTATCTAATGACTTATTTTCAAGCATTATTGATTCTGAAGAGTTTCAGCGCTTACAGCAGGTTTCTTTTCTAGGTGCTATTGATTATGTTAATCCTGAAAATAAAGCAACTAGATATCAACATTCTATAGACGTAGCTAAACTTGCTTTATATGTTAGTGAGAAAAGAGGATACTCGAACGATATTATCAACCATGTTGTGTCAGCCGCATTGCTTCATGATATTGGTCATGCCCCACTATCCCATAGTATGGAACAGTCTTTTTATGATACATATGGGATTAATCATCATATCGTTAGTTCTAATTTGATAGAAAATGGAACAAATATTAGTTCAATTACGAATATTTTAAAAAAACATGTTGATATCAACCTCGTTGTAAATCTTATTGAGCAAAAATCTAACGAACACTTTTCTGATATATTTAACTCAAAATTAAATGTAGATACAATTGATGGAATACACAAGAGCTTGGCTTTTATAAATTTAAAAGACTCGTATGATAAGTATGCATTGGCTCATTCTGCTTTTACTCAAGAATTTAAAATCAGTGCTAATAGACTTGACCATTTTTGGAATTTAAAAGGTCTAGTATATAAAAAAATAATTACAAGCGGTATCGGGGCAATTGCAGATCATATTTCTAAAGAATATTTTACAGATAATGTAAATCGTTTAAATGAATCTTACTTTTTAAAGAAAGAGTCATCATTGTTAGGTGGTAGAAGTCCAATATTTAAAGATTTCTCTAAAACAGTTAAAGGGATTAAGTTTTTAGGCGAATCAGTTGAGACTAAATCTGAAAAGTTAAACATCACTGTTACTGAACGAGAATACAAAGTAAACACTGGAGTTAAATTAGACGACTTCATCAATGTTAATGACTTTATTAACTCTCGTTATAAAGTAGATAAGCGTAAAGTTAAAAAAGAATTGCACTATGTATTTATAAGTGGTGATGAAATAAACACACCTATTAACGTAGGTAAGTCGCAATATAAGTTATTTGGTTAGGTATTAATGGAACACAGAAAAAAATATTCGGAAGACGTCGTAAGTAAAATTAGAGAAGATCTAAGTGCAGTCTTTTCAGGCAATTTAAATATAGCAGTTGTTGTAACAGGATCTTTTGGGCGCAATGAAGCCTCCGAAGCATCTGACATGGATTGGTTTGTAGTTGTAAATAAGCAATTAGAAACAAGTGAAACTGAATTCGTTGTAACATCTATTGAGAAAATAGTAAACGAATATGTCAAAAAAAATGTTGGTGACACTGGTACTTTCGGTGGAATAGTAACGAAAGACGAGCTACTTGTTAACTTCGGTGGTGATGAAGATACAAATCAAAAGTTCACCCGTAGAATGCTTTACTTGCTGGAGAGTAAGTGGCTATTAAATGAAAGCCTTTATAATGAGCTTAAGGATGATATTCTATCCCGCTACATTAAAGTAGGAGTTACTGATAGTGGTTTAAATCGTTTTATATTAAATGATGTAATTAGATACTATCGTACAATCTGTACTGACTACGAATTTAAAGTTTATGAGAATGATAAAAAGTGGGGCGTTCGAAAAATAAAGCTTCGTTTTTCTCGCAAGTTGTTGTATTTCTCTGGTTTGATTACTGTTGCCTCGACTGGAAGTATGAGTCGAGATCTAAAGTTGAAAAAGACTGAAGAGTTACTGTCTCTTTCTCCGATTGATCGCATTCAAGAGATATTCGGTAAAGAACAGACTTCGAAGATGATGAGCTACTACTCAGAATTCTTGGAAAACATCTCTAGTGATGATGTTAGGCAATCTCTTGATGAAGTTAAGCGCGAGAATAGGAATCAAAACGAACATTATCGCAATCTTAAAAATCTCTCAGAACATTTCAATTGGGAAATGGAAAAGTGTTTTGTGCAAGGTTTTCCGCCGAGTCATCCAATTCATGCTGCAATGATATTTTAGTTTATGCAATGTGTTTATGTTCGTCATGGGAAAACGGAATATAGTCTGAAAAACTTGTTTGCTGGTAGAAAAGACATTCCGATAGTGGGTATTGATGTAACTTTGATGGCTGATGCTATTACATTAGTTAAAAGTTCAAAGCCAGATCTACTTTTGCACAGCCCACTACTCAGGGCAGTTCAAACATCGGAGCTTTTTATTAAAGAGTTTAGTTTCAAGAAAATTATAAGCGAGCCTCTTCTTATCGAGAGAGACTTTGGATGCTATGAAGGCTTAGAAAAGACAAAATTAAACCGAGAATCTTTAGAGTTTGAAAAGTCTGTCGAAAAGATAGAAGCTTTGGAAGCTAGAGCAATTAGTTTTATTGAAAAATACAAAGGTCAGAATATTTTGGTTGTTGGCCATTCTGCATTTTATAGAGCTTTAATAAAATTCGCGGACTCGCCAGAGAAAGGAAAATTGAACTGCTGTGAATCCACGAAAATTCTAATATAGTAATTAAGGGCTCCTTATGGAGCCTTTTTTACATCATATTTTTCAAAGCTCTAGCATATCTCAATACTTGGCCTGCAACCTCTAGATCTGTTAGCGCCCCTATCTCCAATAATGCAATTCCAATTAAAACTTGCTGGGCTGTAACTAGTTGTCCTGTTGGCAGTTCCAGCTTGTCATGATGCATCTTAAATTTTTCCCAATGTTCAGATGCACATAGTTCTCTGCCCTTAGTCATTCGCATTAGACGTTTACACTCCGGTGGAATGGTTTTACCTCTATCCCACTCTGTGATGGTCCTCACACTTTTAAAACAAAGTTCGGCAGTCTGTTTCTTAGTTAGCCCGCATTCAAATTCACGAAAAATATAATTCTTGGTCATCTCGTGATACTTCAC